GTGGTCGAGCCCGTATTAAATACCCTCCTCCAAGGGGGTATCGGGCGGTTGATGGCTGAAAAGCTGTTGACAGAGTGTGGTCTAGATCTTCGGCGTCAAGAACCTAACCAGGTTCTGGCGCGCCAGGGATCTATCGATGGTAGCTTAGCGAACATAGACCTGAGTTCTGTGTCGGATACCGTTGCTACCACTTTGGTACTCGATCTGCTCCCAGATGACTGGTTCGATCTCCTGGCTGCTGCCAGGAGCGGATCTGTCACCTATCAGGGGCGGCGAATCGTGCTCGAGAAATTTTCGAGCATGGGCAACGGAACGACGTTTCCTCTAGAGACACTCCTCTTTTGGTCCTTTGCCACTTCTGTGGCGGAGGCTGAAGGATGCGAGGGGGCAGTGCGGGTTTACGGCGACGATATCATCGTGCCGGCGGCATGCGCGCCTCAGTTGATAGGGGTTCTACGCGACTTAGGCTTTACGCCTAACCCTTCCAAGTCGTTCTGGGAGGGTCCGTTCAGGGAGTCGTGTGGAAAGGACTACTACAAGGGAATAGATATAAGGCCAGCCTACCTAGACGAGGTAGGCTATCCTCAGCTGTTTTCCCTCTACAATTTTTATAAGGGAAAGCTCCTCGGTGAGTTCGCTGATCGGGTCCTTAGTTGGATCCCGGAGGCGATACGGATCTGGGGGCCCGCGGGCTACGGTGACGGGCATCTCCACACAACTGTGTGGGGGCGCTCGGCGCACCGGGACCGCGGGTACGCTGGTTTCCTGTTCGAGACTTACTCCTTCCTGGGCGCACACGAAACACGTGTGCTCCCCGGTGACGCCCTCCTACCCGCGTATACGATCTATGCGCGGAACAGAGGAAAGTCTTGGAGTGAGTGGTTACCACTGCCCGTTCCACACGGGCACGTTCGCCGAGGGAGCCTCCGAAAGGATGCTCTCTCGGCGCGGGACTTGGAGTCCTACGCCGCTGAACAGACCTATCGGATCCGCAAGGGTACCGGAGATCTAGACGTTCAGTGGCGAACAGTGGTGAGTGGCCGGTCCCGTCATAAGCAAACGGGGCTCTCGTACAAGGTTACAACTATCTACACACTAACCACCCCAGGCTAGCCGGGGTGCACGGGGAATCCGTGCCTTAGGGTCTCGCTGATAGCGAGTGGTGGCGAAAGCCGTAAAGTAGGGTTATGC